ATCGTATGTTTCTTCGTTGTCTTCATCTAGATAATAAGATATTGCTTCATCTAGGTGATTATCATTGCCCAGAAGTTCTTTCATTTGCTGATCATCGATTCCGTGATCAGCTAATAAATCAACAAACTTCTCAGCAACTAATTCAACTTGTTTCTTGTCCACATACTCTTTGAACAAATTCCAAACGTCTACCGCCTGATCCAATTCCATAATTACTCCTCTGTAACAGTTTCTTCTAGTGTTTCTTCTAGTTCTGCTTCAGAGGTATTTACCACGGATTGCTCTTTTATCACATAATCAGCCATGACAATGTCTAGCTTCTCACCTGTCCAAGCCTTACGGTACTCTAACATTTCAGTGCCATCAGAAGTGATATATTTCAATCTGTTGCCTTGCTTTTCAATAACACCTTTTGCTTCGAAAAGTTCAACAATACCACTGTATGGGTTCATGCCAGTTTCGTATGGAATCTTAACCTGTACACCTTCAAACGGTTTTGCGTAACGTGTTTTCATTACCTTACAGCCAGCACGGATACCCATGACTTGACTGATCTTATTACCGTCTGCATCTTCTTTGAGCTTCATCTTCTTCATTGCTACAACAATACTAGAAGCGTATATAAAGCCCTGTCCACCACTTATTTTATCGTCTGGATCAAACATATCCTGTGACGCATAAGTGTGATTAGTACAAACTAAGCCTACGTTGTGGGCACCAATCATGTTAACAGTATTACGGACTAATGAAGTTAGTGCTTTAGGCTTACGACCCATATCACCTTTCATGTCACCCTTGTTAAACTGATCAACATCAGTTGGTGTTAATAGCATGCCAAGTGAGTCAATTACAAATAATACTTTAGGACGATCTTCATCATCCATTGCTTTGTAATCAATCATAAACGTACTAATAGTTTTAGCAACGTCATCGATCATACTCATACTTAATTTTAGAAGCTTCGATTCGTCACAGTCGACTCCTAGTGCTTCTAGCCATGCTTGATCAAGTGCATTTTCTGTATCAATTAAGACTACATAAATGCCTTGTTCTTGTGCGTGTCTTACAATATTACCTGCCGCAAAATAACTTTTGCCTGCGCCAGACTCTCCTGCAAACACTGTTACCTTTCCTAGTGGTACACCTTTGTCAAAGTCTCCACTAATAAGATAGTTTAGTGCGTACGAACCAGTACTAATCCAATCTGTAGGATCATTAAAACCTGAGCTCATACCTTGGATTGACTTTGTTAAGTCTTTCCTAAATTTACTTACATCGAATGATTTAGCCATTTCTTCTCCTGTATAAAAAGTTGCTTCTACTAACGTTTGGAACGTTGACAGGTAAACCTTGAATCTCTGTTACCGGGTTAGTTAGTAGAAGCTATAATGTTATTATTACTGTTGACGACTTCTAATCATTGCTAGAATGTCACTTGCATTACCTTCGGGTGCAGGAGCCGCTTCAGCTGCTGGAGCTACTGGTTCAGCCACTGGTGCTGGCGCTGCTTCTGCTACAGGAGCAGGTGTTGCAGGTGCTGATGAACGTGAAGTTGCTGTTGCGTTTGCACTTGCAGCTACTTGTGGATCACCTGTACGTGCTTGCATACCTGCAGGACGGAAGTAATTACTCCAACGTTCTGCGTCATATGCTTCACCATCTACTGATGCTTCAAACATTTCTTGCATCACTTTTACAGCCGTTTCATCTGGCTTCTTGGGTAAGAAGTCTGATAAGTTAAACAAACTGTGCGTATTAACAGCATTCATTTCGCTATCATCTAATGGACGCTCTCTACGTGCCCAGGATGATGTTGAGTAGTCTGCATACCCACCTTTAGATGTTTTGTTAAGACGGAAGTCTACACCTGCTGTGTAATCAGTCGGCAATTCTTCCATATCTGGATCCATAAGCGCCTGCTTAATAATCTGGAAAATTTGTGGACCAATAATGAACCTACGTATTGGGTTCTCAGGTGACTGATCGTCTGCAATTGGATTATCAGTTACAAAGCCTTGGAATACGTATGAACGCTTTTTCCAATACTTACGACCCATGTCTTCTAGACTTGAATCTTTAAACCAACCACGTACTTCATTTAAGATGTTACATGTTTCACCATACATTTCCATACAAGGAATTTGTACTTGTACTGGACGACTATCAGTTTCGCCTTTAACACCTGCGAACGGAAGTTTGATCATCAAACGTTCTGCCCAGAAAAAAGTGTTATCTGCGTTACCGTCTGGAAGGAAACGTAGAGTTGAACTCTCGCCTTCTTTCATATTCCAAAATGGGTAAATTGGGTTTGGACCTTGGTTTTGTCCACCGCCCGATGAGCGGGTTTCTTGTTCTTTGAGCTTTGCTCGGATTTCTGCTAATGATGCCATAGTTAATGCCTCCTATAAGTGCCTATGTTTTGCGTTGTAGCTACATTGCTACGTTTTGTGCCTATTAGTTTGTAGCACAGTCTTTATTATATACTGTTTTACAAACAAAGTCAAGTGTTTTTTTAAAGAAAATACATAAAAACTTATAAGCGGTTAGCTAATTATCTTAAACCAGCTAACTCACGTATTCTTTCAAACTCTGGATTTTCCATTTGCTGTGGTTGCTCACGCATTTGGTACTCTTCAAATGTTTGGTTAATTCTTTCAATAAACTGTTTAGCTGGAGTAATATACTCTTCACCGTAGTCTTTTTCGATCATAGTTAGTACGGCTGTTTCGCCCTTTGGAAATGATCCGTTTTCTCTATCAAAGTAACTTAGTATGAACTCGCCTAATGGGGTCTTTTCGTCCTTTTCAAGTGTAATCTCATCACCGTCTGGACCGTCTACTTTGTCGCCTTTTTTCTTGCCATTCATTTTGGCTTTCTTTACAGCGTGTGCGTATGCATTGCCTTCTGCTGCGTTATCAGCTGCAACATCAGCTGCAAAATCAGCAGGAGAGTCAAACTCTGTCATATCAGCTAACTCTTCAACAACACCTTCAATTGCTTCATCTCTATCATCGTCTGGATGCTTGCCGTGTTCTGCACACCATTCGTTAATATCTTGATCAAGTTCTTCTTCGCTAATATGCATATAAGCTGCTAGAGCTTTTTCGCCACCTTTTTCGTATGCATCCATCATTTCTTCTACAGCTAAATCTCGGTCACTTGGCTCTGACTGCGGGTCAAAACTTTCATCTGCAACATGTACTGATACCATATCGTCACCGTTGCGTAGTCCGCCTTTTTTAACTTTTACGTGTTCTTTGCCGTACTTTGCTACAGCTTCTTCTGGTGACATACTAGTTTGCTTCCACTTCATTTCACCTTCAGCAAACTGGCCCATCATTTCTTCAAACGCTGATTCAATTTCCATTTCTTCTTTGCTTAAATGTTTGTCTTTAATTTTACTTTTTTTATTCTTTTTATTTGCGGTAAGTTTATCAACAGCAGCGCCAGCAACAGCTCTACCTGCTATTCCAGCAACAGCTGGAAGGAATTCGTTTAAATCGTCTGGATTAATATCCTCTGCTTTACTTGCTTCACTTACTAGTTTGTAAATGTATGGAAATACATCTGACAGTTCTTCATTAAACTGTCTAATAGTTAATTGGTCAATCCAATTTTCAGCAACGTCTGCTGGTACATCTTCCATTACAACCGGAGCAAATGCTTCAAATGCTTCTGCATAAAACTTTGGCTTTTGTAATGATTCAATTGTTTTCTTAACTGACGCAACACGGTCTTTAACAACGTCCATATACTCACTTAGACTTTCTGCCATTACACTAGAGCGACCCATGTAATTTTTGAACTTTCTAAGTTTTGCTAATTCTTCACTTAAACTTGTAATATGTTTACCAAATTCATCATATGCATTGCCGCCTTCAGCAACGTGTCTTGCCATTGCTCTTGCACCGCCTAGGTGTTTGAACGGATACATAAAACGTTCACCTTGTGCTGATTCTATATATATTTTACCAATACTTCTATTACGCCCTGTAGGTGAAGTTTGATCAATGCTTTCATTGTGCTTGATAATTAGTCTGGCTTCTCCAACATCTTGGTAACTTATTTTAGATGTGCCATATAATTTTGATTCTGTCATGTTGCTATCTCCGGATCGCTGTGCAAGATATTTATAGTCTCTTTTTTCTAAGTTAGACTTTGTTATGTCTCTAGTTGTAAAGTTTAATAAACGTTTTTTACTAAACTGCCTTAATTCTTTTAAGAAATCGTACCATGTACTTTTACTAACGTTATTTTCTGCAACGTCTTTATTGTGCATTACTACTACACCATCTTCATCCGATAATGATATACTAACTTTGCCAACGTCTGCTTCTGCTTCCCTAAAAGGAAATTCAAAGAACCTTGCTTGTTTAGGCTCACTTGTTACATTGCCTTCTTGGTCGCCAATTGTAACACCAGGGAATCTACCTCTGATTTTTGAAAACAATTCGTCTGCTATAATTTCTATATTCTGCATAATGTATTTATCAATAGTTGCTACTAACGAAGATTGGCATTGGTGGTTCATAATCGCCATCATCTTCTGCTTGGTTAAAGGAATTGTAGATCCTAGGATCCCAATCTTTGAGTACTGTCATCATTCTAATAGCAAGTAGTGTTGCACTTACTAAGTCATCTGTCATTCCTGACTTTGCTTGATAACTAGAGCCTGTAGCAACAAACCCCTTTAGTTCTGATAATAAGGGTTTGCTACGTACAATCATTTTATCGTTTTCAATCATAGTCTTTAGTCGACTACAGGCTGTAATCTTTGTACCGTGTGTAGTATTAAAGCCTTTACGGAACTTTCGCACATGTCCTTTTCGAATTGGTTCAGACACAAATAGGCCTGGTATATTCTCTTCCCCGAAATCGTTTATAACGATTAGTGCTGCTTCGCCGATGCCATTATTTTCTACACTCCAGTATATGCCGTTTGAATTCTTAGTTTCTTGTTCTAAGTATCTACAAATATCTGCTAACACACGTATTTGTCCAGGTATTGCTGTTTGGTTATGTTGCCATTCAGCTACTTGTTCATAACTAGGTAATTCAAATACTTGTATAGCGGCATGATCTCCGCCAGTACCCATTGATGGATCTAATGCTACAGCATAAGTGTACTGACTTGATGGTTTCTTATACCACCTAGTTTGCCCCATGTTAAGTGTAGGCGCTTTGCCTTCCATGGCCGCAAGTTTAATTGAGTTAATAAGTGTTTCATCAAATACTAAGAATTCACAGCCGTATTCACGCCTAAATTTCTCTTCTCCAATGCGACCTATTTCTGCTACCTTCCATTCATCATCACGATCAGGATGTTCTTCCCATTGTGCAACAAAACTATGAAAGCCATTTGACCCTAGTTTAGTTTCATTGCCGTGTGCGTCAAACTTCTCTTCTGCTTGTTTCCAAATAGTAGCAAATGTATCTTCATCACTATTAGGCGTACTAGTAATAATAGCACGACCACCTGTTGCTAGTGTAGGAGATATTGATGTCCAAAACTCTTCTGCGATGTTAGGTTGCACAAATGCAAACTCGTCACAGTATAGTAATGATATGGACATACCACGTCCTGTATTGCCTGTTGTAGTTTGTGCTACAATACGAGAACCGTTTTCAAACTCAATCGATTGTTTATTATAACTTACAACTCCTGCTCTAATATGATCAGGACAAGTTTCGTAAACAAATCTTATACGTGACATAATCTCTTGGGCGCCTGTGTACTTGTGTGCTGCAACAAGAATAGTTTGATCCGGTTTAAACATTGCATACCATGCTAGGTATATACTAGCACATGTAGTTTTACCTGTTTGTCTTGGCATCATATTAATATTAAAACGATAGTTATGATAACTGTGCATCAGTCTTAACTGATACTCGTAAGGATCAAACAACAACTTACCCCTTACAGGATGTTGTATAAAAGCAAAGTGTTTTGCAAAGTGCAAGTACCCTTCATCAGGATCCATACATTTTAGCAAATCCTCCATTTGCGCTTCTGTAAATTTTTCTTGTCTATTCGCCTTTTTGATTAAGACGCCATCGAGTGATTGTGCCATATTAATATTTAGTGAAAAAAATAGCACCCGGAGGTGCTATTTGAGTTGTGAGAGCTAGTAGTCTTTTTATTACTTATTTACAGCCGCAGCTGGCACAAGCCATCAATTTAACTTTACCTTTTTTGCCGCATTCTGGACACTTCTCTTTTTTCTCTTCCATTGCTTCTTTTTGGAACTGTGGAGGTACTTGACCTTTTTTAGGTTTGCTACCTTTGCCT